CTAGTCCTTACTGGTACATTATTTGTTCTTCTAACAGGTTGAATTCTTGTTGGATTATTATTTGGTCTAGTCCTTACTGTAAATAAGTATGCCATCCTAAAGCACCTAACCCCAACGCTCTACCTTTTTCTGCAGATCTTACACTGTTTTCAAAACCTCTCATGTATTTTGCTCTATTAATAAATTCAGTAAGAACTCCATCTAAAAATATAGTAGCAGTGTACACTAAGTCAGTATCTCTCCATTCTTCATATTTTGCCAAGTTTAAAGAACTTAAGCAACATACAAATGAGTGATTTTCATCAGTGTGTAGTGTAATTTCTGAACAAATATTAGTCATATAAACCTTTAATCCATTTTGCTTATACGCTTCTGGATTTACTCTGTTTACGTTTCCTTTAAACATAATGTATGGTTCTCCAGTTGATCTACGCTTTCTAATAACTGCTGTCCATCTTTTTCTTGCCTCTTTGTCTCCTGCTTCTATTTTTTGCATAAAACCATCTGAAACAACAACACATTGGTGTAAATTTAAACATTGTCTGTTTACATCTCCCTTTGGTTCTCTAATTTCTAACCATTCCCAGAAATCATCATGTTCTATATCTATATTAACAGATGCAGCACCTCTTCTCACAGAACCTTGATTAGTTGCTAGAATTGTTGAATCATATACTTTAGCGAATGGTACAATACCATCACTAGTTCCATTGTCTGTAATTTTAGCTCCTGCAGGTCTAATTTGATTAATTCCTACTCCAACACCACCTCCGTGTTTTGCAAGTAACATTAATTCTAAATTCTTGTTTCCAATATCATATATAGAATCAGCTACATCAATACCGAAACATGAGATTGGTAAACCTCTTTCAGTTCCAGTGTTTGAAAGTACAGGGCTAGCTAGGTTTAGCCATCCTTTCCAAATATAATCAAAGAACTTACTTGCTAGTTCTGGCTTATTAAGTCTTTTTGCAACAGTAGTTGACACTCTCCAATATGCATCTTTAGGAGTTTCTCCTTCTAGTAAATATCCTCCACTTACTGTTTTTACATAAATTTCTGTATTTCCCCAAACTGGAAAATCAGTTCCTATTTCCCATCCAAGGGATTCACCATGGTTTTTAGTACCTTTTTCTAAAACTTTGTCTGTTTTAGGTGAGTTGTTATATTCTCTAAACATTGTTTTGTAATTTTTTAAAATAATTCGTCTTCATCCCAGTTCTCTCCTTCTCCAGATTTTGAATAATCTGTAGGTCTAACTGCGAAGAAATCAGTATGTGTTGTTCCTCCTGTTAAATGATAAAACCAATCTAGTTCTGCAGCTTTATCTTCATCAAATTTAAAGATGGCTTCATATCCGATTTCGTTTAGTTTTTCGTTAGCTCTTTTCTTAATAAATTCTTTAAGGTCTGCTGATTTCATGTTTTCAAGATCTCCCATCTCAAACATTTTATCAATAAATTTCATCTCCATTTCAACCATTAGTTTTGCAGCTTCTTCAACTTGAGATTGCACAGAGCTTCTAAGCTCTGTATACTCTTCGCACATATGATTAAATAACTGACAACCCATTTTAGAGTGAAGAGACTCATCACGGACACTCCACTTCATTTGTTGACCAATGCCCTTGAGCTTGTTTCTCATTTGAAAAGAATATAGTACGGCGAAAGAGGAGTAAAGAGCAACTCCTTCTCCAAATGCGCTAAAGATTGCTAATGATTTTGCAACGTCTTTTCTTGCTGATGAACTTTTAGCTAAATCTTCATGAGTATATTCTGCATCAGTGTTCATTAAATACTCAAATCTCTCTGCAGTTGCTGGTTCATGTAAGAATGCTTCAAAATCTTCAAGTCCTAATGTTTCATTTAAATATGAATACGCAGTTGCGTGAATTGTTTCTTGAGATCCGAATAACATTGCCATATGTTTGATTTCCCACTTTGGAAACCATTGTGTAACCATGCTAGTCCAGTAATCAGAAACGGCGCATTCTGTTTGTGCAAATCCTAAAAGGATATTTCCTACTAAATTTCTTTCTGAATCTGTTAAGTTTTCATTCCAATCTTTAACATCTCCTTGCATTGAAATTTCAGTATGCAGCCAAAACGCTTGTGCCTGTTTTAGCCATCCTTCAGTATAGTATTCAGGATATTCAAATGGTTTGTATTCTATTCTCTCTTTGAAGATTGATTTATCGCTCATTTATCTTTTTTAATTTTTTAATTTCTTTGTAGGCTAATAAAGGCCAAAATTTCTAGTGGCCTTTAAGATAAGTTATATATTAATAATATAATTAGATCTCTGTTAGTTTCAATTAAATATTATGATAATAATTTTTTTAGCTTGTCTGCTTTTGTAAAGTAATCATAAGATGTTGTCTTGTAATTAGTACGTTGATTATAAAGATCTCCTAATATTTTTCTAAGGATAGAATCTTCATTATTATATACTACGCCGTTTGCACAAACAATAACATCTTTGTCTTCTCTTCTCTTTTCAATTTCAGATTTATTTACTTTTTCTATAAATGCGTCTGGAGAAATATTAAATTGTCTCATAACGGAAGGATATAGTGAAGCAAAATCAAAAGCTGATACTCCTTCATAAAAACCAACAATTGGTTCTTTAACATAAGCTCCTGCATATTGACCATTCTTTTCTCCATCCTCTCTTTGTTCACTACCAATACGCATTCCTTGTTCAGCTAATTTTCTAGCCATTAATGATTCAGTAACCGAAACCGGAGAACTTGCTTTATATAATGGCATTTTAGTAATATTTGCCAATGTTAATAAAACATCCATTGATTTTAATTTCTGATCTATATAATAGACCAGTACTGAATCGACAACGTTGTAGTAGATATATTTAACAAAATTATCTCTATACAAATCTTGAAGAGATCCTGTGAACTTGATTTTATTAACATTAAGAACTTGACCTGAGACATAGTCTAGGGCATTAGATTCTTTAACCTTAACACTTCTGTCGTATTTATCATATAATTGCATATAATCTAAGATACCGATGTGCAGTGGTCTACTGTCATTACGATCGACAGATCCAGTCATTCCAATCTCATTAATATCTATTTGTAGTCTTTTGCATCTATTTACGATATATTGCCAATCATAATTAATAAAATTCCATCCAGTCATCATCGCGAATTTTGGTAAGAATTTCATTAAGAACGTATATACCATATCGTATTCAGAATTAAACTTATGATACTTAAATTCCCAATCCATATCAAAGTCCTTAAAATACTCATTAGTATCATCTTGGATCTTCTTAATATTTTTAGAATCCATATCTTCAAGACCTAATACAATTGCTTTATGATCAGGTGTAATTATAGAGAATGAAAGAATTCTACTTTTAGCCTCTTCAGCTTTTGGAAATCCATCAACAATTTCAGTTTCAATATCTACAAAATAAGTTTTTGGCTTATGGTCAGCGAATATTTCAACTTTATCTTTTTCTGGAAGACCATCTAAGAAATATACTAATGAAAACTTATTAAATTGCCTTGCTCTTCCAAGTTTAACAGATCTTCCATCCCAATTCTTAAACTCAGGACTAGATTCTCGATCCTTGTCATCACAAACATACCAGTTTTGGTATTTTGGTATTGGATATTGCTTATATGCGACATTACCTTCTTCGTTATAATACGAAATAATAATATCTTTATCTCTTTGTTCTACATCTAATATCATTAATAATTGTTTTTCTGGCGTTGAACATTCTCTTCGGCTTTTGCGAAGTAGTAGTTGTATGCTGTTTTTGCATCTAATCCAATTGAGGCTGCGTAATTGATAAAGAAGTGCATAATATCTACCCATTCCATATACAATTCTTTTTTGTCTCCTTCAGACATGTCAGAAATCTTTAATGTATCGTATTTTGTAAAGTCTTTTTTCCAATATTTCCATACTGCATTTCCACTTCCGTCTTTAATACCCCCAAGGGCATCTGTCATTTCATGAATTTCATCAACGACAGCATGTGTGTTAACATGCCAAAAATCCATAATTTGTCTAATTGTCATATCTTCAAAATTAAAACCATAAGTCTGCTCTTGCATCTTTTTTTGGTTTTCCATAATGTCCGCTAGGTGCGTTGTTGATTTGTCATAAAAGTCTTTAACTTCTAGATCTTTACATTCGTTGTCTATGTTTGCCATTTTTTTTATTTTATAGTAGTTATATTAGAAAAGTGCGGTTTGTTCAAAATTATTATTAAAAAAATATTCCATTAATGTTTCATCAGCTCTTGCAACCTTTCTCTTGTTGATTAAACTCTTGTTATCGCTTAATCTAGAGTAAACTCCAAATTGACAAAGACCAACTTCACATCCATATGTTTTTAACTCATTTTGATCATGTTGAAATATCTTAGTATCTCCAACAATAACATTGTGTGTTGATTCATGTAAGTAAATATCTCCAATTAGATCTTTATAGTTCTCTCTAAACCATATTACTCTATCACCATGTGGAATTCCACAATCAGGTGGAAACATCATATCTAATGTTAATCTAGCCCCAGGACCTGGAACACAGAATCTTTCATCGTGGTCTATATTAATTCTAGGGTTAACTGAATTTGAAGTTGAGCAGTGATATCCATAATATTGACCAACTCCTTCAAGTTCTGTTAGTATATTATACATCTCTTGTAAAGAGTTAACAGCCGCCATTCTTTTAGTTATCCCCCGTGGAATAAAACTAGCAACCCATAATAATATATTGATTTTATCAGCGTTCCTAGGAAGGTCTCTAGATTCTGCTACGAATGAGTTAGATGCGCCATAAAGACTAGTTCTAAGTTCTGTAGTTCCATATACTCCTAATCCAATGCTCAACGCATCATCGATGTTTTTTCTAATAGTCATCTCGTATTCTTTGTCGACTAAAAGTCTTTCAAAATTTACAAGTGCTGTTTTTGGATTTGGATCTCTTGTTAATATTTGGTGTATTCCACGACCACCATAGAAGTGAGAAATTATAGTATTGCAAATAATATTATCCATTGACATATCAGAGAGAACTATGTTTTCCATAATATATCTCATCCTGTCATCTAGCGTAATTTGTGGATGAAAATACTCAACAGTTTCTCCTAATGCATCATCACCCTCATTATCATAAGAATCTTTGATTCCCATTTGATATAGTGCTCGATCATTTACTTTATTAAAAAAGTAACCAATTCGATCGACCACTTGCATATTTACAAGTTCTCTCATTTATTTTATTTTATTTGTAGTATAGACAATCAAATCCTCCAACTTTCATAAACATAATTATTTCGTTTACTTCTGAATTTGGATATGCTTGTTCAAGTTTGTCTAAATGCTCTTGGCATTTTTCGTATCCACCATGTAGTTCTAAGAACAAAACATCTGGAGAAGCTGCGATAATATCATCGATTAAACCGTGTTCGGCTCCTTCAATATCGATCTTAATAATATCTGGCTTTACTTTATTTACTAACTCAGTAAAATTAACATTGTCGACAACTTCATATTGTTTAAATCTATTAGTTCTTTTAATAATAGATGTCGAAGAATGATTACTCTTTGCGCTAGATTTAAAAATCTGAAGAGTTTTTTCAGTAGATCCTGAAACTGCAGCGTGAATTACCTCAACGTTATCTACATTTCTAAAATTATAATTAACTTTTTCATAATTTCTAGTATCGCATTCGATTGCAACTACATTTTTAGCTCCATTATCTATTGCAATTTTACAGAAAGCGCCAAGATTTGACCCTAAATCAAGACATATCTTATTTTCATAATCAACTCTGTCTGTTATATAATTTAATAGGGATTCTTTGATCATTGATTTATCAACACCTAATTCCGCATTTAGAAATGATGCGTACTCTTTGCGCATTAGATTTAGTTGTTCTTTTTCCATTTTACTTTTTTACTAATTTTGAAACAATATGAACTACTGGTAGTTCTGGATGGGATTCTTTAATTAATCCTAGTTGAATAGGGTCATCTTCGAAAAATCGAACAATGTTTATACCTTCTTCTTTTAATCTTGCAATCGTGGATGCCTTGTGGTTACCAGAGAACGTCCTAGCCTCTACTGTATGATCACCTCGTTCAGCAAGAGTCATTGGATTAAAATAAACCTTACATTTAATTCCACGTTCTTTAAGTATATCTTTAACGTGTTTTTGTTCATCAATACATCTTCCAGTAATAATGATATCTTTTTTAGATCTTGGTGTAATTCCAATAGAAATTACTCCATCAAAATCATATGCGTATATCTCTTCTGGTGCAAATTTATAGATTTGCATAGCTATTTTTAGTGGGATTGTATACATCTTTTTGACTTTAATAAAAAAGAGAGCTGTTAGGCTCTCTTTTTATTTGTTAGATTTATTAGTGAGCTTTTGTTGCTACTATTAATTGATTTCTTGTAGAATCAGTTAATCTTCTTGCAGCTAATTCAGTACACTCATAAACAGCATCAGCAAACATCATTTGGTCTGGTGGAGTTTTTTGAGTAAATGCTGAAGGACCTCTTAAGGCTCCTACAACTCCTAATTCTCTTGCTACTTTTAAGTAACGGATAGCATCGATTACAACTCCTGCAGAGTTTGGTGAATCTTGAACGCTTAATTGAGCATCTAATGTTACTGGAGCTCCTCCAAATCCTTCAAGTTCTAAACGGAAGTTTGCAACTTTGTTGTCTCCATAGAAGGGGATATATTCAGAAGGTCCTGCATGTAAGAAAGAATCATCAGTTGAGATTCCTCTAATTTCATTTTGAGCACGAATTACGTTTTCTTTAGAAATCTTCTTAGAAGCTAATCTTGAAGAATCTTCCATGTTTAAGAAATCAGTGTTACCACCTACATTTCTTTGAATGTGTGCTTTTACGTGATGACCTCTTTCGAATGCAAGTTCTTGTAACATTTGCGAAAGAATACTTGCTCCAAATTGTGAACGCATATCATCTCCAATTAATGGAATACCTGCATCGATAAATCTCTTTTCCCAAACTGGGCTTGAAGCGATAAATACAGGAATACAGTTTACAAAAGAGATTCCAGTTTCTAGACAAATTTCAGCCCAAAATTCTGTAGTTTTTTGTGAACCTACTGGTAAATAGTTTACCAATACTTCTACATCATGCTCTTTTAATTTAGAGATAATTGAATCCTTCCACTCACGAATTTTACGTGGAGATAAAGAAGTGCGATTACCATCAGTTGTGTTTCTTAAGTTTTCATCAACTAAGAATCTGTTTGCTTCTGGATAGTTATCCATATGCGCTGCATATCCATCGATAACTGGTGCTTCATATACTGGTGCTGTCGATTTAATTTCATCTACAATATCCCATGCACAATTTGGCTGCTGCTTCAATGCATAGCCTAATGTTTGATTAACCTTACGCTCATCGATTTCGAATCCAGCTACAAAGTTAATGTTTTCTGCTAAATAACCACCGATGTCTGATTTCATCATCCCAGTTACGTTGTTTGGATTCTCAGTGTAATATTGTACACCTTCAACTAATGACTTAGCACAGTTTCCTGTTCCAATAATTGCTACGTTAATTTTACTCATAATTTTTAAAATTTAATTTATAATAGTTATATTTGTGTTTTTAAAAAAGTTTCAAAAAAGTGAATTAATCACTCTATTTAATGCTTTATTTTTTTCAAGTGTAATAAAATCATATTGGTAATATGCTCTTGATAGGTGTACTGAACCTGGTTTTTCCATATAAGTATCCGCGAAATACTTAGGTTCTGTTGTGTACCAATCAATTGGCCATTCGATTACATTCATATTATATATAGTCGAGAGATTGCTTACCTCCTCGTTAAATATCTGCATTAATTGAGTTCTTTCACGTTGAGAACCGATAAATGGAGTTCCTTTATACCATCCAGTTTTTGGAATTCTACGATCTTCAAATTCTATTGGAAGTAATTTAACGACTGAAACCTTTTTAATATTAAGAGATTTTAAGTGTTCAAAATAATCCTTAACCAATTTCTTTACAGATTCTACTGGTTTATCCTGACGGCATAAATGATGTCTAATATCTATGTTTCCAAAATATGTTATAAGATGCTTAGTTCCTTCAGGAATATAAGAATCCATTCCTTCTTTTAATACTCCAAAAAGAGTTTTACCATCATTTCTACTAATATTAGAACCTGGTTGCCATACTGAAACTGAATGAGAATCTCCAAGAACAAATGTATTCGAGTCTAATGTTAGATCTAATGTTTTAATATCTTTACATTTTTGAGTAAGACCTTCAATGTCTAATTCAGCCCATAAAGGGGAACATGATTTCATTCTACTCTGTGCAAACGCTCCAACGTCTGGCATTTCTCTATTTAAACAGAATACTTCTCCTTGAAAATCTAAGAGTCTTTGCATTCTTAATGCAGGTTCATCTGTTGCTCCTCCAAATAGATTATAAGATCCTGCAAATTCCATTGGAAGAGCTACTAACCATACATCGTATTGGTGGATGTCTCCAGATTTATTAATTACTTCAGCATCTAATCCAATACTTCTAAGTTGAGCAGCTAATAGATATGACCAAGCACTCTTATGACTAGCTTCCTTTGAACTATAAGTTGTTACTACATCGTCAATTGCTATTTTTTTAGCAGGACACATAGTATCATCTTTAAGCAAATGAATTATATCATTAATCTTGACCATTACTCTCTTTTTCGTTAATATAATTATCTAATCCTTGAATATAAGCTACCGCATCTAGTAGGTTATCTGTTTTGTGGTTGTAACTTTCTCTTGAGAACTTTAATGCAACTAATGCTTTAAACATATGTTCTCCAGTTACTTCTAATCCAGTCATGCCTTGAAAGATCATTGCTGCTCTATCCATACCTTCTGAAAAAGGACCATAATTACGATCCGCTTCTTCGCTTCTGTTGTTTACAATTGAATTTGCTTCTTCTAAAATGTTCATATAAATTTATTTAGTAAGTATTATAGTTTATTTATCGATTTTGTTTTTTATTAGGTTTTCTAATTCTATGGCCAAATCTTCCATGCCTTCATTATATGCCCATTGGGTTTCATCGTTAGGTTGTGCATATTTAATGTTGTCTGCTGCTCTTTCTAACAGTATTAATAGTTCTTCTAATTCCATATCTTATCTTTCTAATATTACAAAGTCTCCAAATGCATCATCAAATACTTTAACAAGATGTTCATAATCTCCGCTTTGCATTTGGGTTAATAGTTCTTCATAGGGTTTTCCTAGGTTTTCTGAGAATGTTTTTGCGTATGTCAATAACATAAACGCGTTTCCTTCAGGTCCTGTGAGATCTATAACGATTGGATCTCCTTGGTGTTTGTGTAGTTTTTTTCTAATCATAATTAATATACTTGAGTTTCTGATTTTTGATAATCCATACATGTGAAATATATGTTTTGTACTCTTTCAAAAAGATCTAATGGTAATTTTTGAGCTTCTAAAATTAGATTCTCATAAAGATAACCATCAAATAATCCGCACAGCATGTTTTCAAGGCTTCTAATACCGGATTCACGTTTAACGTCTTCTCTGTATAATTCTCTTTTAATGTCCATAATTTCAGAAAGAGTTTCTGATTTCATTGATTCGTGTCTGTTAAATCTTGTGTAGCTCATAATGTGTATTGTTAATTTGTTATATGTAAATATAATCAAAAAAAGTGTAACAGAAAAATCTGGTACACTTTATTTTTAAAAAGTTATTAACAATTTATACTTTTTGAGCTCCCGAAAAGTATTTTTCAATTGCTGATAACCTATCGTCAGCATCTACCAACATTATTAGCGCTTCTTCAGCGTTTTTATAAAAGTCTCCAGTTGAGTGATCTCCAATACCAGTTCCTTTGTTTCCTAATAAATCTAAAGATAATAGGGCTTTTGCTTTATCAGCCTCAGCTGATGTTCTTAACATTGTAATTAATTGTACGTTCATTTTTTAAATTTTAAGCTGTTACTGTGTTTACTTCTTCTAATAAAAATTCTTCGAATGATAATGTAATCCATTCTGGGAATATTTCTCTAACTCTTGTAGAATCTAATGCATATCTTTTATCATGTCCTAGTCTATCTTCTACAAATTCAAACTTTGGAGTTTTACCTAATATTTTACCAATCATATTAATGATCTGTATATTTTGGTATCTTTCTCCACTTCCAATATTATACACCTCATTTAACTGGTCTGATAACATTAGTTCATATATTAATTGTACGTTATCCTCTACGTCGATCCATTCTCTTACTTGTTTTCCATCTCCATAAACTGGAATTGTTAAATCGTTTGCGATGGATTTCATAATTTTTGGAATAAACTTCTCTTCATTTTGATGAGATCCATAGTTATTACATGTTCTTGTAATTAAATATGGTAATCCAAAAGTTCTTCCAGCTGCTTCTACTAAAAGATCGCTTGCAGCTTTAGTTGCTGAATAATAAGAAGACCCTTTAATTGGATAACATTCATTTGCTTCTGTTAAAATTCCAATATCATCCATATCTCCATAAACCTCATCTGTTGAAATATGAATAAATTTCTTAAGGTTTTTATTTTGTTTAGCACATTCTAATAAATTAAATGTTCCTTCAACATTGGTTCTAATAAATGGTTTTCCGTCTTTAATAGAATTATCTACATGAGACTCTGCTGCGAAATGAACAATGTAATCATAATCTCCTAAATCTTCTGGTGTTACATCACAAATATCTTTCATAATAATATGAGTAGGTTTGTTAATGTTGTTTGGATCCGCAGCATACGTCATTTTATCTAAAATAACTATTTCATCATTTGGTAATCTACGATTTAGTAGGTTAACAAATGAAGATCCGATAAATCCTAATCCTCCTGTTACTATAACTCTCATTCTTATTCTTTAATTACGTTAGGGTTTTGAAGATACGTTTGTTTTGTAATCATATCTTTTAATTTAGTCGTGGACCATCCATGACTTCTTGTAGTGTATACTATTTCAATCGGTAGATGATCTCCAGTACACCTCTTGCCAATATAGTCGTCTCCTAATATTCTTACATCTGGTTTGTAGAAATCCATTAGGTTTAACAGGTCTTCTTCTGTTTGATACGTTACAACCTCATCGACATATTTAACCGACATTAAGGTTTTATATCTCTCATATAGAGGAATTACTGGTTTGTATTTTGTGTTTCTAGTTTCTGAAGGATCTCTTTGTAAAAATACCATAAAATAATCACAGTGATTTTTAGCCTCTTCAAATGTGTAAATGTAACCTGGATGTAGTAGGTCAAAATTACCTGCTGTAAATCCAATCTTTCCTTTTGTTTGATGCATTATAACGTTATTAATTTTAAATTAATTCTAGTCCAAAACAGATGTGCAATTGCCTCCAATTCTTCCGAGTTTGATTCCTCTTCAAGTGCAGTTACTATAATAAAATTGTCAACCATTTTTTTAGCAGCATCAATGTGCTCTACTGTTTGGCAAGAATCAATAGTTCTTTCAATTTTATCATAGGCTTTAGAAACCCATTCTTTAAAGTTTTTTGGTCGTGCTAAGTACATCATGAGTATTATATCTTTAAAACTGATATTGTTTCATAAAAAAAGCCTGAATAAATCAGGCTTAGTTTAATTCGATGATACTCAAATTATTAATAATCAAATGGTGGTCTACCGTATTCTTTTCTAGAAACAGCGTACCAAGTTCCTTTGTTTTGGAAATACCACCAGTTTTCTGATTCAATAATCCAAATTTGTCCTTTAGGTGAAGTACTCTTGTAACCTCCTCTTGTAAAGTTTTTAGTTACAGGAACTCCATCTTCCCATGTTTTATTCGTTGATTGTGCTTTGAAGCTAGAACCATCAAAATCTGCTAAGTGAATTTCTCCACCACTTCCTTCAGATTTTTCATCTTTAGCAAATTGCATTAATGCAGCAGAAGCCTTATTTGCTTCATTTATTGTAGCATTTTTTTCATTTACAAATTCTTCAAACGTTTTAGTTTTCATAGCCTTTTCTCTTTTCTTTTTCTTTTTCTTGTATTCCTCTTCTGCACTTCCAGTTCCAGATAAAATATCTCCAGATCCTACTTCAGTTCCAGTAGGAAGAAAATTAGCTCCCATTCCTCCAAGGTTTCCTAAACCGATGTTTTCATCTGCCTTTGATCTTAGATCATTATGCTTAGTTGATGCGAAATCTTTAAGTTGTTTTAGGTTCATTGAATTTGCTAGTTGTATTATATCTGGACTAACTTCGTCTGACTGAAGTTCTCCTTTTTTGTAGGCGTAAGCCATTCCCATTAATCTTTGTTGGGCTTTAGAGGTGCTAGGCATAGTTAAATATTATAGTCCTAAATACTCAGCAGCTGCTGCTTTTAACTCATCGTATGTATACTTATCAGTTAAAGCGTCATCTAATATAGTTCCTGTTTTTTTACCACCTGATGAATATAAAGATACATGGTCAAATCCTAACCAGTCTCCACCACCATATTCATTTTTAGGATTTAAACCTAAATCTGTAGACAATGTGTAAGATAAAGATCTTCTTCCTAAGAATTGGTCATTATATCCTAATTTTCCTGCTTTAATGTAACCTGATGCGTTTACTGCTTCGCTTACTTCTGGGGTAAATTCTTCGTATAATTTAATGTGCTTCATAATATTTGTATTTTAGTTTTATTTATTGATTACCAAACGTAACTGAAGGTTTCAATTTGTTTAATTTTATCAGTGATTTCCTTAGCGTTTCTCTTAACATCTCTGTCATAGTAATCTCCACCATATCCAGCGTTCTTTTCGATTTCAGCTTGATTTGTAGCACTTACGTATCTTTGGAAATCATTAAGAATATTTTGCATGTGGCTTGCTGCGTCAGATAATTTACCTTCTCTACCTTTTTTGTTCTTTCCTACTATAATATCTCCATATCTTCCTTTTTCTCCTTTAACTAAGGCTGATTTGATTTGTTCGGTTAAGGTATCGATAGCGTCTTTAACCATTTTATCGATAGGCATTTTTGAGGCTCTATCTGCAATAATCATGTTATATCTGTCTAAATTAGCTTTCTTAAAATCTTTGTCGTCTTTAAATGCAATAGCGCCGGCTTTAGCTTCAGTTCTATCATTTCTCTTTTGAGTAGTAGAATATCTTGCTCTAAGAATATCTAAATCTAAGCAATATGCTCTATCTGCTAATTCAGCAACTTTAGTTAAACTTGAAATACCACTTCCATAAGAATCATTAGAACTTGATTTGTCAAAACCAGAACTATCATCTCTTTTGGTCTTTTGTAAAGATTTTTTTCTATCTTTTGAATTGTATTTGTTTTGCCATTGCATGTTCATCCATTCATTAGAACCATCTGTAATTGCTAATAAAGTATTTGCTGGAATAGTACTAACACCATAAGAACCACGAGCAGCGTATGGATTTTCTTTTTCGTTTGTTGTAAAGTATAAATAAACTGCGTTTTGTCTCTTTTCTTTTCTTGCTGCTTGAGGGTCTATTTCAATAATATCTACATCTTGAACTTTATCAAGCGCAATTTTAGCCATGTTATAAAATGCTTTAGGAAGATCCTTAGACATTTTATTACCTCCAGTTAAAATACTTGCAAGTTTTGTAGAAGCAAACGCTTCGTTAATTACTGATTCGTTTAAAGAGTTTACAAAGTCTCCAAATGATTCATAAATAAATTGAGTTTTCATAGTTTTGTTTTCGTTTAGATCTATTGCCCATCCAAATTCAACATATTTAATTGCATCATCTAAATCAACTTCATGTTTCTTAGCTGTTTTGGCTACAAGATCTCTTGTTATTTTTGAATTTTTTACCTTTGATATATCTTTATCAAATCCTCCAGGAACCCATATTCCAGGATTCTTTTCTGTTTTTTCGTTTACTGTAATTCCAGCAAGTATTTTCTTTCCAAATTTAGAAAGTGAAATACCATCTTCAGCTATCGTGAAGTATTTAGAATTATTTTTAGACCATCTCTTAGAATTATTTGAAAGTTCAGAAACGATACTGTCAAATTGTTCTTGAGTAATTTTACCGTCTTTGATCGCTTCTAATACTTTATTTCTGATTTTAGCTCCTTTTCCAACTTTAACTGCTGGATGGTTTTCAGTATATCTTCTCTTTAAAGTAACATGTCTTTCAGTAATTAATGATTCATTATAACGTACAATGTCAGAATACTCAATTTCATGTTCTTCACCATCTTGATCTAAACCAAAAATAGTTTTATCTCCCCACATATCATCGTTTTCATCATTACCATTGTCATACGCATAAATAACATATTCTTCGCCATTAGCTAATTGAATCATACCATCATCGGCTTTCATAGCTTTCATTAAAGACTTTTTATTATATGTTTTTTCAGTAATTGCAAGTTGAACGTTTCTGTCCTTTCCTGCAACCTTTGCATCTAATTCAGCAGCAAGTCTTCTCTTATCAACTGTTAACTCTTTAAGAGTTTGTAATATTTCAGCCTTTTCATCGCCTTG